CCCGATGCCCCTGCCCGCGAAGACCTTCGACCTCGAAACCCCGGACCCGGAAGAGCTCAAGGCGTGGAAGAAGCAGGCAGCCCAGGTGTATGAAGGCAACATCCGCGCAGCCTCGAAGCGTGCCACGATGTCCAGCAAGCTCTGGATGGCCGAGAAGTTCGAGAACATCGAAGCCTTCTACTACGTGCACAATCTGGACTGGCGTGGCCGCGCGTACCCAGTGGCTACCTTCCTGAACCCGCAGGGTGCCGATAGCGATAAGAGTCTCCTGCAGTTCTCGGAAGGGAAAGCACTGGGGGCCAATGGTGCCCGCTGGCTGGCCATCCACGGTGCCAACACCTTCGGCATCGACAAGGTGACCTTCGATGAGCGCGTTCAGTGGGTTGAAGACCATCACGACCAGATTCTTGAGGCCGCTATCAATCCGCTGGACGGTTCCCGCTGGTGGGCTGGTGCTGACAGCCCCTATATGTTCCTGGCCTTCTGCTACGAGTGGCTCGCCCTCTCGATGCACACGGACCTCGGTAAGGACCAGCAGGACTTCATCAGCCACCTCCCGTGTTCCTGGGATGGTGCCTGTAATGGTCTGCAGAACTTCTCGGCCCTCCTTCGGGATGAGGTAGGGGGCGCTGCAGTTGGTCTGGTGCCCAGTGACAAGCCGAGTGACATCTACAGTGAAGTAGCGAAGGCAGCCAACATGCTCATGCAGGCTGACGCTGACGAAGGCATTGAGATGGGCCAGAAGTGGGCCGGTAAGATGACCCGCAAGCTGTCCAAGCCCAACACCATGACGACCCCCTACGGTGCCACCAAGCGGGGCATGGCAGGCCAAATCGAGGCAGTCTTCCAGAAGTTGAAGGACGATGGTGACCCTGCAGTGGCAGATATGAGGGACTGTCAGTATCTCGCTAACACCAACTACGCAGCCATCGGCAAGGTGGTGATTGCTGCCCACGCAGCTATGGACTGGCTGAAGGAAGCCGCACGGGTGGCAGCCTCGAATGGCCTCCCGGTCTCCTGGACCACCCCGAGTGGCCTGTTGGTCCTCCAGAGCTACCGCGAGCAGATTGGCCAACGCCTCGACTTCGATGTAGCGGGTAAGCGTGTGCAACTCATGCTGAAGAGCGATGGTGACAAGCTGGATGGCCGTAAGCAATCTGCGGGCATCTCTCCGAACTTCATTCACTCACTCGATGCATCCCATATGATGCGCACGGTGGCCTACGGGGAAGCTGCAGGGATCACCGACTGGGCCATGATTCACGATAGCTACGGTTCCCACGCAGGAAATGCGGAGATTCTCCGGGATATTCTCCGCAGGGCCTTTGTCGACCAGTACAGCGGTGATGTGCTGGCTGACTTCAAGCAGCAGTTGGCGGACCAGTTGACCCCGCAGTTGGCTAAGGAGTTGCCTGAGTTGCCCCCGATGGGCACGCTGGACCTAGAGGGTGTCATGACCTCGGAGTATTTCTTTGCCTGAGGCGTTCCACTTACGCATGTGTTGCAGATGGGAGTGCGTCTAAAAACTCACTCTCGCAGAAACAAACGAACCCTCGGCTTTGTCCGGGGGTTTTCCTATTGGAGACACCCTGATGAACATTCGATTACTGAAGGCTGAGTGGAGCGAGCCCTACCATGGATACACGACCTACACCGTACAGGTCCTCGTTGGCGCTATGTATCCAGGCCGCGTTCTCCAGAGCCAGGGGACTGTAGACACCGAGCCGCTGGCCCCAGCGCACCTGCCTGGGCACCTAGAGCGCGTTGCGAGCCTCACACGGCAGAACGCTGCCGATGCCCTGATGCAAGTGCTGCTCGAAGAACATAACACCTACTAAAAACTCACTCTCGCAGAATCAAACAATCCCCCAAAGGACCCCACATGATTACCCTCCGCAGCCTCAGCAGCGTTGGTGGCAAGCGTGAAGGCGCTAAGCACACCCGCAAGCTCAACCGCTTTGCTCAGAAACACGGCTTCGTGACCTTCGTGGCCATGAAGGCTGACTGGGCGCTTCGTACAAAAGGACTGGTGCAAGCATGACCAAATACCGCGTTTATGGCCTGTTCACGGGCTCAAAGATGCTCGGTGAATTCGAGGCTGAGGATGAATCGGAAGCCATTGATATGGCTGCTGAGTCCGCAGCAAACCATGTCAGCCTGTGCCACCACTGTTCGCGCAAGATCAGCCTCAACGACTACAGTGCCCAGGATTTTGAAGCGGAGCAAGCATGAAGACAACTCTCGTAACCAACCCAGGATTCCAACCGTTCACCTTCAGCGTCACCGTAGAGACCGAGCGAGAAGCAGAGATGCTCCGCAGCTTGTTTGTAGAGAGCGCTGCTCTGGCTACTGCTCTACGTGACGAGACCGCCTGTGAGTGGAACGAAGCTAATGAACTTTTCGAAGAACTCGGCAATCAGGCCCAACACGTCCTCTCACGATGAACAAAGACGATGACCAAGAGATGCGCGAAGTCGAATGCCTCCAGTGCGATGGCTGGGGTTATATCCTCGACTATGACAATGACTTTGAGCACATCAACATTGAGTGCCATGCCTGTAGCGGCGCGGGCTCTCTCCCAGCGGATTACTAAATGAACAAAGACCAACTCAACTCAATCATCTCCTTCCACGCCGTGGAGTCCGCATACGCTGCCGTATCGGCCATCCAAAGCTACCCGAAGCACAAACAGGTGGCTGGCGTAGCGGTGCTCTTCACGGTCATCTGCGAGGAGCTCAAGTTGGACCCCAGCGAACTCATCAGCAAGGCCGCAAGAGTGGCTAAGGATGCCGATGGGTTCTTTACGAGGGAAACCAAGGCTCTCCGAGATTACGTTAAAGGTGAACTGAAATGAACGAACCGCTTATTACCGGTATCGAGCAGGAGATTGACCGCGCATATGCGCAGCGGGACCAAATCATGGATTACATCTACGAGCTCGAAGAGGAGCTTCAACAGGCATATCAGGACCAAGACAAATGACCCACCAACAGTTCCTCATCCGCCAAGCCGAAGCCTTCTGGCAGGCTGGCAGCGCACTCCCCGGCCACCTACTCCTGACGATGCTCCTCGAAGGCATCAACATCGACCAAGAGCACCGCATGTTCAACCTAATTAATCAAGGCATCTAAATGGCACTCGATAAGAAACCCAAGCTCGTCAAGGGCACCACCCCGCGTGGCGCTTTCGTCTACCCCGCACTGACCAAGCCGGACTACGGCAATGAAGCCTTCCCGCAGCCTGATGGGGTCTATAAGGTCAACCTGAAGCTGACTGAAGAAGAAGCTGAGCCGCTCATCGCCAAGCTCACGCCCATCTACGAGCAGGCCGAGAAGGATGGCCAAGCAGAGTTCGATGCGCTCCCAGTGGCCAACCGCAAGAAGCTGAAGAACGGCTTCCAGATGAACGATATGTACGAAACGGAGTATGACAAGGAAACCGAAGAGCCCACGGGCTACGTCATCTTCAAGTTCAAGATGAAGGCCTCGGGCAAGAACAAGAAGGGCGAGAAGTGGACCCGCAAGCCGGGCATCTTCAACGCCAAGGGTGCTGCCCTGAAGAACCCCCCGAACATCTGGGGCGGCACGGAAGGTAAGGTCTCGTATGAGGTGAGCCCGTACTTCATCGCTGGTCAAGGTCAGGCAGGCATCTCGCTGCGCCTCCAGGCTGTCCAGATTCTCGAACTGGTGTCGGAAGGCTCCAAGTCGGCATCCTCGTATGGCTTCGGGGCTGAGGAAGGCTACGATGAGGCTGATGAGTTCCCGGCTGCTGATGCTGAGGAAGGCACGGAAGGCTCCGCTGGTGGTGGTGGTGCTGCCACTGATGGTACGCCCGACTTCTGATGGCTCGTGCAGGATACGGTGCGCGGCACGTTCAAGCCGCGTATCGCTCTGGTTTGGAGGAGGCTGTTGCAGAGCAGCTTCAGCAGGCTGGAGTGGATTACGCATACGAGGAAGAGAAGATTCCGTATGTGACCCCCGCGACACCCCATAAGTACACCCCGGACTTCAAGCTCCCTAACGGTATCTACATCGAGACCAAGGGCCGCTTCGAGACCGCAGACAGAAAGAAGCACCTCCTCATCAAGGAGCAGCACCCGAATCTCGATATTCGATTCGTGTTCACGCGCTCCAAGTCCACCATCTCCAAGACCTCGAAGACAAGTTATGCGGATTGGTGCCTGAAATATGGCTTCCAATACGCTGACCGCTGGATTCCCGAGGCTTGGCTTACAGAGAAACGAAAATGAAAACTGCAGCAACCCTCATCCTGCTGTACATGGTCGCCGCGTTCGCCGCTGGAGCGGGATACATCACGAACATCGTGTGGCTGTTCAATCACGCCGCTTCGAGCAGCGCCACTGTTGAACTGGTGCTGGCTCTCTTGGGCATCTTCGCCGCACCGCTGGGGGCCCTCCACGGCTTCTACCTGTGGTTCTAAGGAGCAACCAAATGAAAGTCAAACACACCCAAAACGGCAACGTGAAGATCACCCTCACGCTGGACGAAGCCGGGAAACTTCGCAAGATTCTGCGCCACTCGTCCAATCTGGAACTGGATGGGTTCACGGATACGACCCATGAGGAGGTGTCGTGGGCCGTGTTCCTGAGTCTCCGTGACGCTGACGTAGCAGAAGCCTAATGTCCCGGCTGACCACTGAATCTGTGGTCTACATCGTTATCCACAGTTCAAACACCAAACCCCGCCAGAAAGTCAACAAGGCCTTCATCGAACGCATCCACCGCCTCAAGGGCCGCCTGTGGGTCGGCTATCACTTCATCCTGGACCGCAAAGGGAACATCGAAACGGGCCGCTCACTGGACCAAGTAGGTGGCCACGCTCCGGGCTTCGATAGTCAATCCATCGGCATCTGCCTGGCAGGCGGCATGGACCAGGAAGGGAACCCCGCAGACAACTTCACGAAGGACCAGCGGGAGAACCTTCTGACTCTCCTTACGTACCTCCATACGCAGTTCCCGCAGGCGATTGTGGTTGGGCATAGGGACCTCCCTAACGCCACCATTAGCTGTCCACAGTTCGATGTCAAGCAGTTCCTTCAGGAGTCTCAGTATGTTCCTCCGCTTCAAAGCATGGCTTGACGAGCGGCTCCGCAAGCTGTTCGAGGCACCGCTAGTCCAACTGCAGTTCCACTAAGTCCTCTCTAGGCGGTCCCTATGCCCTCTCTGGGCAGGGATACACACATCCAAAGGAAACACACCATGAGCAAGTCAGTCAGCACCAACGTGTTCAAGAAGAAATCGGGCATCCAGAGCATCCAGGCTTATCTGGAGTCGGGCCGCAGCATCACCGCACTGGAAGCATTGAGCAACTTCGGCATCTTCCGGTTGGCTTCGGCTATCGAAGTGCTTCGTAAGCGGGGCGCACCGATCAAGACCGAGATGAAGGAAGACCCGAACGGGAAGACCTATGCGCGCTACGTCTTGGAAGCCAAGAAGGAACTGGCGGTGGGCGCTCGGGTTCGCTATATCGCTGGCTACTTCAAGGGCTGTGAGGGGACCATCACGAAGCAGTATCCGAGCCACACCCTGGAGTTCGATGTCGCCGTTACAACGAACGACGTTGGCTACACGCCCTCTCACCGTAGCGAACTGGAGGTCATCTAATGACCACCTTCCGTACCGCATTCCTGAATCTAATCGACCGCACACCGCGCCCCACGGAACTAAGCATGGTCATCTGGGAGGCCCTCCTGAAGAAGCCTAAGACCTCCCGTGACAACCAACGCGGCTACTCGACAACCATCGGGTTCCGCACGTACAGCCAACTGAAGAACCAAGGGGTACTCGAATGAACGCGTATCAAATCACCGTAATCGTCATGCTGGTTGCGGGCCTCATTGGGCGCTACAGCCGCTTGGCTACGGACCTCAAGGACTCGACCCCTGGCGTGGCTGTGGGCTCCACGCTGCTGGTCTCCGCCATCACCGCAGTGGTCCCCTACTGCCTCTACGCAGGAGGCTTCTTCAA